CAAAGCAGAAGCTGCAGCCTTCAATGCAGCTAATGCCGCCAGGAAGATTAGCGAGGCCGCTACCAATACAGGTAACACAACTATATCGTCACCGACTGTGTTGAATGCGCTGCCCCCAGCTGCAGCCGCTGGCGCACCGAAATTGGGTAAGTAATGGCAGAGACTAACAGCACGCTCATTCGGTCTTCGCGCTATGTAAGTGGCGGGACCACAGAGGTCAATGCGACTGCCATCGAATGGTGGGACCGGCTTTACTTCACCTCAGCACCTGACGATACACTCTACGTGGTGCCGAAGTCACAGGCTGGCCGCCTTGACACCATCGCAGCTCAGCTGCTTGGTGAGCCCCGTTGGTGGTGGATCATTGCGATGCACAACAACATCCTTGACCCAGCCCTTGAGGTAGTTGAAGGTACCGCGCTCTACGTCCCATCAGTAGAGCGCGTCAAGACTGCCCTGTCGGGAAAGACCGGCGGTGTGCCATCGCAACGTGAGTTAACACCCTCTATTCTGCCAATCGTATGACCGTTAGCCGGCTTCCTAATCCTCTCGACAACTTTTCGAGTTACTCGACGCACTTCGTCATGCTTGCATGTCGGACCACCGAGGCTGCTCGAGACTTTGCTGAATCAGCAAATACAGATACGCTTCAGGCCATCAACGACACCAACTATCTAGGCGAAGCGGTGAAGTGGAACAGCTCAGTGCAGGATGTCTACCTCGTGTTGGACACCCGGCGCTTCTCACAGTTTACGGTTGAGAAGTTCCACAACGAGGTTTGGATCAATGGCATGCAGACAGGCGCGGCTCACGGCAACCTGTCTACCAAGATCACGATGACCATCATTGACAGCGTGGGCATCTCCTTCACCAACTACCTGCAGTGGCTGCTCGACACCAAGATGCAGTGCGGCTTCGATGGCATGATCTTCATGCTGCGTGTCCTGTTTGTTGGTCACAATGAAGATGGGTCTGGCACTGAGATCGTGCAGACCGTTACCATTCCGATGCACCTCTTCAAGATGGACGTGAACCTCGACTATGCCAAGGGCATCTACGAGTGCGAGTTCATGCCTAACTTCAACTTCGGTATCAACGTCCATGACCGTTGGGTGAACATCGGTACGGCTGCTAACTACAAGACTAAGAGCGCGCCGCTACTTGGTGAGATGGTACAGAACTTCCAGGACGCGTTGAATGCTAAGTCGAAAGACTTCTATCATGATATCTCAACAGCAGCGGTGGCTGGTGGCGTGACTACACAGAGCAATGGATCAGGCAAGTTTGGTCGCATTGTGCAGTACATGATCACACTTCCCAAGGAGTGGAAAGAGTTCAAGTGGACAGGAGTATCTCTCGACAACGCCATTGAGCGCACCTTTCCTAAGAAGACTGATGAAGCAAAGAAGACTGAGCAAGCCGCCGCCGCAGACCCTGGCACTGCAGCCACTCCTGCCACCAACGCCTTTACCTCTGTAAACCCAGGACAGACCATTCCGCAGGTGCTGGACCTGATGTTTGCCCAGGTAGATGAGATAAAGGCACTGGCCAATGCTGACAAGCTGAATGGCGGCAAGACGATCACCTTCTACAAGCACCTCGTTAGCATCTCATCTAACAACGACAGCTTCACAGTTCACGTCGATGTCATCCCGTTCGTGGTACCAAATGTAAAGCCACAGAAGGCCAACACCACCCAGTCCACTGATACCTCGATCAAGGAGCAGTACAGCGCCTTTACCACACGTGGCGGCTCAGAGTGGGTGCCGAAGGACTACTTCGAGATGGAGTACATCTTCACTGGTAAGAACCTGGACATCCTTCACTTTGACATGAAGATCCAGAACATTCAGACCCTGCTTGCCAGCAATGTCCGTGCAAGTGAGGGGCGACTATTCGGTGACTCACTTGGCGATGGTCAGAAGGATGTCATCAAGGACCCAAAGGGTGCAAGCAACAATAACACTGGACCGCATGCATCGCTCGCAAGTCGTGAGTCATTCAACACACGGCCTTACGATCCTATTCTTATTCCAATGATGACTGAGGAACAGCGCGCTGGCTTCGCACAGTATGTCTCTGCTCGTAAGGAGAGTGACCAGAACAAGCTCGTCGAGAACAGTCTGGCCTACTCGCAGAATCTCTCTACCTTCTACGCCCGCTCGCCTGTGCACATCAACATCAAGATCAAGGGCAACCCTTTCATCTTTGAGAAGTTTGCGCTGCAAGAGCCAGTGCCGCATGCATCTCCAGTTACGATTGCAAATGGTAATGTCTCTAACAGCGACCCTAATGTTGAGGGAGATTATCGCAAACGCCTTGAGACAGAGATCCTGAAGCTGAACGGTCTAACCGAGGGTGCAACGAAGGGCACCTTTGCAGTCAAGCCTATCGGCATGCAGTCGTATGTGGCTGGCCCGGTGTTTGTAAAGGTTGCAATCAAGGGACCAAACGTAGACCCACGTACTCAAGAGATGAGTCAAGAGCTGGACGGCAATCAGAGCTTTGCTACTGAGGTGGTGAGCAACAACTTCTATCGCGTGATGAAGGTCATCAACAGCATTGAGCACGGCGTCTTTACGCAGGAGCTTGAGATGTATTCAAACAACATGTTCGGAGATAAGCCGTAATGGATACCTTCGTTCAAGGTCTGGTAGTAGATACGAATGACCCACAGCAGATGGGTCGTGTGCGTGTGTGGTGCCCATCCATTGACGGTGAGAACAACCAGCCTGAAAACCTGCCATGGGCCCGCTACGTTAGCCCATTGGCCGGTCAGACGGTAGACTGTCCAGTCGATGGCGTCGAGAACACCGGACCTGTCTCATATGGTTTCTGGGCTATCCCAAAGCAGGGCGCCACCGTCATCATCGGCTTCCTCTACGGCGACCGCAACCAACGCTTCTACCTCGGCTCCTTCTTTCCGGACCATGGCAACCGGTCTCTGCCGATTGGTCGCAACAGTGATGGCGCGCCGACTACCGACAGCTATGAGGACCTACAGCCGCTGAAGTCCAACCTCGATACTCAGTTTGGGGGCGATCTAACCTCGCCACAGGCACGCAGCCGGGGCGCGTATGAGCGTCAGGTGGCTCAAGCCTTGACCGACAAGGATGGCACTGAGGGCTACCAGAAGTCGCAGAAGGAAAACACGGCAGTTGACAAGCAGTATGATCCACAGACCTACTGCCTGACCACACCAGGGCGCCACTCGATCATCATGCAGGACCATCCTGAGACATCACGTCTGCGTATCAAGACCGCTCGTGGCCATCAGATGATCATGGACGATGCCAATGAACGCATCTACGTCAGCACCGCCAAGGGCAACACCTGGCTGGAGCTCGATGAGGATGGTCACGTGCATGTCTACGCAGGCGCTGACATCAGCATGTCCACTGCTGGTGACTTCAACGTGACAGCCAAGGGCAGCTTCAACGTGCAGGCGGCCGGTGACATCAACATGGCTGCAAGTGGACACACCTACATCTCAGCGTGCAAGGACATGTCGATGAATGCTGGTGACCAGCTCTTCACTGCCAGCGGTGCTGACACCCACATCAAGTCAGGTGCCAGCCTCTACCAGTCAAGCGTATCCAACCTACACATCAAGGCAGGCTCTGCCACCTACGTAACAGGCGGCTCTACCATCCAGCTTAATGGTGGTGGCTCCATCATCCAGACCGCTGGTGCTATTCACTTGAATGGACCAGGAGCAACCGCGGCCACCGATGCAACAGAGGGACCGTGCCCCGCTGATCCAAGCATCGTGCCTAACCACGAGCCATGGGAACGTCCTGCTACCTCCGGTACCCGCAACAAGAACTGGAAGCCGTAATGAAGCTGTCTGAGATCCTTGACGAGGCTGACTACCCGATCGCCTACATACTCATTCGTGATCGTCTGAAGAAGGGCGAGCAGATCAGGTTTCACAGCGAGGGTACCCGTGGCTTCATCAAGAGCATAGAGCCTGAGACTGACGGCTTCAAGATGCATTACGATGAGACGACCGCTGACTGGACGATCAGATCGTATCTGAAGGATGAGTACACCCATGTCAGGCTGGCTGAACTCACTGATGCCACCCTCACGAAGATCGAAGACGGCTGGCACCTTGAGCTACCACTCTATGACGGCGGGGCAGCAGCTCGAGCACAGAAGACCTTCAAGGCCAAGAACAGGAAGAACCAATCATGACACGACCAACCTATCGCGGCTTCTCCACACGCAACCACCTGCTCAACCCAGTTGGTGGCTTCATGGTGACCAACGAGAAGGCCATCACTGAGGACCTGCTCAATCACATCTACACGGCACCAGGTGAGCGAGTGATGATGCCCACCTTCGGCACCCGTATACCACTGCTGGCGTTTGAACCGCTGGATGAGACCACCCTTGGCATCGTAGAGACCGACCTGCGGAAGGTCTTCAACTACGACCCGCGGGTCAAGCTACTCAGCCTGGCGGTGCAGGCGCTGCCTGACAACAATGCCATCGTTGCCTGGGCCGACCTGCAGTATGTGGAGCTGGGCACCACGGAGACCCTGAAGCTCGAGTTTCCTGTAGGTCAGTAGCGCCCTAAATAGCTGACTGAGAATACGGGATCACAATGGCACTTCGCACCACCTATATAGACAATAAGTACACTCGCTGGTATGCAGCGCTTGTAGAAAAGGCTCGTGTTAGGTTAAGTGTTGTTGGGCCAGTAGAAAAGCACCATGTACTTCCAAGATCATTGGGTGGTGGGGATGGTCAAGATAACATCGTGGTGTTGACGGTGCGTGAACACTTTATAGCCCATGCTATGCTCGTGCGCATGACTGTAGGTCAGGACTATCATCGCATGGCTAGAGCGCTTAAGTTCATGCTTTCCAATGTTGATGCTGTCGGGCACTACAAGCCTAAGTCATCCATCCTGTTCGAGGCTGTTAGGAAGCTGAAACCTCGCGCATCAACAGAGACGCGTAAGAAAATGAGTAAGACCCGTTTGGGTGTAAAGCGGCCTGCAGGGTTTGGCCAGAAGGTTGGGTTAGCACAGACTGGAAAGTATGTTTCACCAGATGTAGGACAAAAGATCGCAGCTAAACTGCGCTCATCATACCGGGTAAGCACCCCTGCAGGTAAGACGTTCGTTACGCATGACTTCAAGTCCTTGTGTAAGGAACTGGGTCTACGTTATGACACCATCATGCGGTCCTTCAGGGCCAACCAACCAGTACTACGCGGATCTTCCTGTGGCTGGCAGATCATGGAGAAACTATCTTGAGCCTTCGCACAACTTATTCCAGTGAAACCTGGGAAAAGATCTATCAGGCCTTCGGTGCTGTCAGTTTTGTGTCGTATGATTTCGACACAGTAAAGCAGTCGCTGGTAGACTACGTTCGTCTCTACTACCCCGAGTACTTCAACGACTACATCCAGTCGTCAGAGCTGATCGCCTACATCGAGATCTTCTCGTACATCGCTGAGCAGCTGGCCTACCGTGTGGACATGGTCGGCCACGAGAACTACATCACCACCGCCCAGCGCAAGCAATCCATCCTCCGGCTGGCGAAGCTCATCTCCTACAAGGCAACCCGTAACATCCCAGTCCGTGGGTTGGTGAAGCTGACCTCTATCACGACCAGCGAGCGTGTGATCGACAGCCGTGGCACCGACCTGTCTGGTCTGACCATCACCTGGAACGATGCCAACAACTCCAACTGGAAGGAGCAGTTCTTCCTGGTCATGAACCGTGTGCTGAACAGCCGCTTCGGCAGCCCACAGAAGACCTTCCAGATCGGCGACGTGGTCATGGACCTGTACTCACTGAAGAACGAGGCAGCCTCCTTCCCACTCGGCGTGTCGCCCTTCAGCGTGAACACCGGCGTGGACAACTTCGGTATGGAGGTGGTACCAGCCGACCTTGATGCTAACGGTCCGTTTGAGCGTGAGCCAGACCCGATCGCCTCGATGAGCATCATCTACGCCAACGACGGTGTTGGTGATGGCTCCGACTACACCGGCTTCCTGATGTACGTCAAGCAGGGCGCCCTCTCACGTATCGACCTCGACATCACACAGCGGCTGCCTGACCGCCGTATCGACTTCGACCCAGTCAACGTGAACGACACCGACGTCTGGGTGCAGCGCGTCAGCAATACTGGCAGCATCCTTGAGCGCTGGACACAGGTTGACACCATCGCTGAGCAGAACCTGGTCTTCAACGACAACCGCGCCACACGCAAGAAGTATGAGGTCGACACCCTCGAGAACGACCGAGTGCGTGTCATCTTCGGTGACGGTGACTTCAGCGACGTGCCTGAAGGTAGCTTTCGCTTCTGGGTCCGCCAGTCAGCCGGTCGTAGCCTCGTCGTGCAGAAGAACAAGGTCACCAATCAGATCCTTGGCTTCACCTACACTGGCTCCACCGGCAACCGTGAGACGTGCAGCACCACCTTCAGCCTGACCACCACTCTGCAGAACGGCTCAGCTGCTGAGACGATCGAGCACATCCGTCGGTCAGCACCAGCCACGTACTACGCACAGAACCGGATGGTCAACGGGCAGGACTACAACACGTTCATGCTCAAGAACCCGACCATCCTGCGACTGAAGGCGATCAACCGTACCTTCGCGGGTCAGCCGAAGTACATTGACTGGAACGATGCATCAGGCATGTACGAGAACGTCAAGCTGTTCGGTGATGACCTCATCATGCGCTATGAGCTCGGCATCAACACCCAGACCACCGCCGTCTCAGGCCAGGCTCTGATCGACAGCGTCATCGAACCTCTGCTCTCCACCAGTGGTGTCATCAACACCCTCGTCCACCTCTCAGCCACCGACCCGGTTACCCGCGGTGTCGTCAGTCCACCCCGTCGGCGCTTCATCGAGGACAACCGTGGTGCTCTGTATCGTGCAGCTGACAACAGCTACGTCAAGATCAGCGGCACTGGATCCCCAGGAGATGGCTCGTTGAAGGAGAAGACCGCCATTCAGGGTGTCATCGACCGCCACTACTACGGCGAACCGCTGAAGTACGTGCTTGATGCCAGCAACACCGTGTTGGCCCAGATCCCAGACCCTGACATCTACGTCAAGGACGACAGCCGCATCTACGCCGCCAACGTGCCACGTACCATCGACGGCGTCAACCGCTTTCCACCTGGTGATATCGGCTCAGGCCTGCAGCCCCAATCGGACCAGGACTTCTTCGCCCTTCGTTACAACCGTTACACACGCCGCATCGGCACTGGCTCGTGGCAAGGTGCGACGACCAGTACAACCACTAAGCTTCAAGACGGGTACTGGATCGCAGGTGAGGTCTTCACCATCGAGGTGCAGGCCGACGGTGTTGGTCTGGCGGTACGCAGCAACCTACGTGGCACCCTCTCCTCAGGCGAGGTGGGTCAGCCCTATCTCTTCGAGCCAGTCGGCCAGTCAACTCCTGTCACCTTCTTCACTGTCCCTGCTGTGCCTACGGGTGGTACCGCCTTTGAACCAGGCGATGCCTTCATCCTCGATACCAGCGCGTCGGGCATAGTCTCTGAGCGTGTAGTGACAGGCGGTATCAACCTGAACGGTTGGTGGGAGATCATCGGTCTGCCTGAACTACCGTCCTACACCGCCGGCATGGTGGCTGACAGCCTCTTCACCAACTCCGACGACCTCGGCTCCTCAGATGCCACCAACCTGAAGCAGCACAGCTGGGTCATCTTCATCCGCAAGATCAAGTCAGTCAACACTGTGATCGGCTATGAGGTGCACACGCGTGACCTGAAGCTGGCCATCGAGAGCCCGACCACGAAGTTCTGGTACAACTCGGTTGATCAGCTGATCGACAGCCAGACCAAGAAGCGTGTCTTCGACAACGTAAAAGTGCTGCGCTCCAACAAGAACAGCTCGGGTGCTATCCTTGGTACCAGCCAGGCCTACGACGTGGTGGGTGCAGTACGTGATGCCGACGGTATCGTCGATCTGCACAAGCTCGAGATCGCACCGACCGACATGCTGAATGAAAGCAGCAGCGGCGACCTGATCCCTGACCGGCTCCTGCAGTTTGAGACATTCTCTGGTTCAGGAACCACTACTGCATCCTATGAGTACTTCCTCGTGGGCCACGCCACCGCCGCGCTTGTACCTGGCACCTCAGACTACAGTGCTGCTGTCGATGCCTTCGATGTTGCTGAGACAAATCTCCACCAGTACGGCACGTTCGTGGCTGGCTCCTCACTGCAGTACGGCCGTCGGCAGCGCATGCCTGCTGTCACCAGCTCTGAGACCGGTCTGGACTTCATGTGGCAGCACTTCTCACCCTTCACGAACATCATCGACCCGTCGGTCACCAACATCCACGACCTGTATGTCATGACGCGCGGCTATTACGACGGTGTGATCAGCTACGTTCGTGGTGTGACCGACACCGCACCTACTCCACCTACCCCGCTCGAGCTGCGCAACGCCTACGGCTCTCTGCTGAACAACAAGATGCTGTCCGACACCGTTGTGCTGCACTCCGGTCGTATCAAGCTGCTGTTCGGACCACTGGCCGAGCCACAGCTGCGTGCCAAGTTCAAGGTTGTCCGTCAACTCGGTGCCTCCCTGACCAACGAGCGGATCAAAGAAGAGATCCTGAACGTCATCAACACCTACTTCGACATCGATGGGTGGGACTTCGGCGACAGCTTCTACGCCACCGAGCTGATCACCCTCATCCACCAGCGGCTCCCGTCTGACGTGGCATCCGTGGTGCTCGTACCCGTCTACTCGACCAACTC